CCGACCAGAAGACTGTAGATAACTTCCGTGAGCAATCTCGTGACGCACTTGCTTATGCAATGGCTGACCGCTGCGACCAGCTGGCATTTTTGTCTATGTCTGGCGTTGCTTACACTCACAAGAACAACGGTGGCCTGCGAACTGTTTCTGGTTCTGCTGGGCATGAGCTGGTTGACCTTGAGTTTGCTTCCGACGTATCTGCCCCTACTTCAGATCGTCACCTGCGAATCAACGGCACTGGCTTGTCAGCTGGTGACACTACTGCTGTAACCAATAGCGATACACTTGGCTACAAGCACATCGTTAACCTGAAGGCTTTTGCTAAAGACAACTACATTCGTGGTATTCGTGGTGCTGGTAACCAGGAAACTTTCCACATGTTTGTAACTCCACAGCAGATGGCTAACCTGAAGCTGGATACTGACTTCATCGCTAACGTCCGTAACGCTGGTGTACGTGGATCAAGCAACAGCTTGTTCGCTGGTACTTCAAGCCTGATGGTCGATGGCGTGATGATCCACGAGTTCCGCCACGTGTTTAACACTTCTGGTGCAACTACTGGTACTTCCTCTAACGCTGGCGCAGCTGGCTACAAGTGGGGTGCTGACGCTGACGTAGTTGGTGGACGTGCTCTGTTCTGTGGTGCTCAGGCTCTGGCTCTGGCTGACATCGGTCTGCCTGAAATGGTTGAAGATACTTTCGACTATGGCAACCAGTCTGGTATCAGCGTAGGCAAGATCTTTGGTCTCCGTAAGCCTAAGTACAACAGCGACATCAGTGGCTCTGTACAGGACTTCGGCATCATCGCTCTAGACTCCGCACAGTAAGACTATTGCCCCCTCTTCGGAGGGGGCTTTCTTTTTTAAGGTATTAATCATGAAGATTGTAAGCAGTGAGCCATTACGAGTGGCAACCCTTGGCGGCACCGTCGTGTTATTTGAAGCTGGTGTACCCCGCGAAATTGCAGATGAAGTTGGCTTGTTAGCGATCCAGATGGGCGCTAAAGAATACAACGCCAAGTATGTTGAAGAAGAGGCAGCCGAGGTTGCTGAGTTCGAAGAAGTCTTGGAAGTACAGACAGCTGTACAACCTGACGCAGATTTAGTCACCTGCCTTGAGAAAATGATGGACGAAGGTGACCCAAAGAATTTTAAAGCCGATGGTTACCCCAAAGCTGCAGCAGTAAACAAAGCGATGGGCACAACGATCGACAGCGATGCCCGAGAAGCCGCTTGGGAATCAATACTTAACTCATAGGTAAATATCATGGCAACGACAGTACAAAGCGTAATTGATCGGGTACAGACAGTACTCCAAGACACCACCGGAGTCAGATGGCCAGTGGTTGCCGAACTTGTCTTGTGGATTAATGATGCGCAACGTGAAATTGCTCTACTGAAGCCCGACGCTTCGGCTATTAACGAGACAATCACACTGGCTGCTGGTACGAAGCAAGATATCCCATCAGCGGGCAACCGCCTTTTAAAGGTTGTGCGAAACATGTCTGCCGCTTCAAACGGCACAGGTAAGCGCGCTGTACGTCTTGTCGACGCGGAAGTGTTGAATGGTCAAACTCCTGACTGGCATGATCCCACGGTTAGTGGTGATGCCGCACACACCGATGTTGTGAAGCACTACATCTACGAGGAAAGCAACCCTAGAAACTTTTACGTGTACCCAGGTGTAAGCGGTAATGCGTACTTAGAGATTGTTTACAGCTCGAATCCGACCGCTGTCGCGCAGGCTGATAACTTATCGATCCCCGATATCTTCGCCAACGCTGTTTTGAACTACGTGTTGTACATGGCCTACATGAAGGACGCTGAGTATGCAGGCAACCAGCAGCGCGCTTCTAGCCACTTTCAGATTTTCACAGCATCTGTAACAGGTAAAGGCCAAATCGATGCGGTAACCAACCCGAATATGGAACGAAGAGCCCCTATGGGAGCATAAAAAATGGCGATTTCTTACGAGACGCTACTCCCTGAAATACTACCCATGGTTCCAGGATGCCCTGATACGCTGATTGAGAATAATATTCGATCAGCGGTTATAGAGCTGTGCGAACGTTCCAGCGCATACCAAGCTGAGCTTGACCCAATAACCACTGTAGCAAATATCTACGAGTATGACCTCGAGGCCCCAGCAGGCACGACGGTCCAGAAGATTCTGTGGGCGACTCACGCTGGCAAAGATATCGAACCACTTAGCTCATCGCTTTTAGAGCAGCGCCTTCCCAAATGGCGTGAAGGTAATGGCGTCCCTGAATACTACATTCAGCAGAGCCCTTCTCTAGTGTGGTTAGCCCCCGTACCTACTGTCACAAGCGTTTCAAGCACAATTATCCGAGCCGTCTTGAAGCCGACCCACACAAGCACGGCGTGCGACGACAGTGTAATGAACGATTACCGAGACACAATAATCAACGGCGCTCTGTTTAGACTCCTGCGGATTCCCAATAAAGATTGGTCTGATCTACAAGGTGCGAGCGTTTACGGCCAATTATTCAGCCAAGGTGTAGAAAACGCAGAGCGTAAGGCTCGAGGCGCAGACACAGGCGTAGCCAGGAAGGTTCGATATGGTGGAAGTTCAGGCGCATGGCGCACAAGACGTAACAGATATGGCAAGGGCGGTTAGCGACCCTATTGCAACGGACATCACCTGCAATGCGCAGTGGGTGCTCCCCGCAATACAAGAAATTCTAGACGCTAATCTTATGCTGACATTTACACCAGGTGATGTGTACGCAGCATGCGAGTCTGGAGCAGCTACGTTATGGACGACAGAACATGGTTTTGTTGTGACAACGGGTGAAACAGACACATTTACTGGGGAAAGAACAATGTTGATCTGGCTGGCTTGGGCCTACAAACAAGGCATGAATCTAGTAGCCAAGCACCAGGAATTTTTTGCTGAGCAAGCAAGACAACAAGGTTTTGTAAAAATGGAAGTCAGGTCAGCAGTCCCCGAGCTGAAAGACTACATACTTTCACAAGGCTGGGAATTAGACACCATTGTTTATACGAGAGAAGTGTAATGGGAAGCAAACCAAAAGAAAAAGATTATCAACCATCAGCAGCCGAGAAAGCGTCAGCAGCTGTAGCTATGGCGGAGAACAAGTACTTCAAAGAGAAGTACGATCCGTTGCTGCAAAAGATGCGCGACGCATCTAAAACTGACGACTCAGCTGACGTTCTAAGAGGTCGCGCCAACGCAGATACTATGCAGACTCTAGCGGGTTCCGCGAGCTATGACCGCGCGGCGTCTGGCGCATCTGGCGGAGCTGAAGCTCAGGCTTATCAGGCTCAGCTAGCGCAAGCAGATAAAGCTGGTTTGCAGATCAAGAACAACATGCAGCTTGGCGTGTTAGGGACAGCACGAGGCCAAGCGGCAGACGCTCAAACGGGCATGGGTGCCGCTGGAAATATGGGCGCATCACGAGTATTAACTCAGGCCAAGGCGAAACAAACAAAACGCGAGGCTGCAACTGCTGCGCTCGGAAAGGTAGCTACTTCTCTGGTACTGCAGGGCGCTAAGAATATGCAAACTGGTGGCGGACCGGAGCTAGGCGCGGGAGACCAACCAGTAATGAAGGATGGTAAGCAAGTGATGAAGCCAAAAGGTTCGTTCTTCACCCCGCGCGATGACCAAGGTAACAAGGTACAGGGCTTGGGCAATCGTCTTGGCTACACAGATTTTATGAACACGAGTCCTTTTTAAGGGTATAGCCGCTATGGATCAAATGATTAAATACAACGAGCGCGAAGCAGGGCTAGCCATGCGGCCACAAATCCCGACTGGTAGAAAAAGAATACCTGGCGTAAGTGGCGGGGGTTTTGAAGGCGTTGGAGCCATTGGACCCGCCGGAACCGCATTATCTGTGGGAGGGCCTGGGATAGCAGCCGGAGCTAATAATTACGGGGACTACGTCAGCAACCTGCCAAGCGTGAGTGATCCAGACGCAACGTACGCTGCTATTACTCGTAACGACTATCTTGATTACGTAAAGAACTACCGAGAATTTGAAGAAGAACTCTTAGAACGTGCGCAAAACGATACGTCCCTTATTGACCAGGCACGCGAAAATTCCACAAATGCGCAAGGGTTAATGTCTGGAATTGCAGACCGTAATGCGGGTCGCTACGGGGTAAACCTGACGCCTGCCCAGCGCCAAGAGCAAACTCGCGGCTTGGCTCGCGCGAACAACTTAGGCCAGGCTCAGTCAGTTAATGATGCTCGTATAGCTCAGAAAGAATTGAATCAGGCAGCTATTGGCGACCTAATTAATATCGGTCAAGGCGTCAACCGTTCCTCGTTGGGTCAGATGCAAAGCGCCGCTCAAAATGCGACCCAGCGTAAGAACGCCTACGATCAAGCTAAAGCAGCATCTAAAGCACAAACATACAGCACAATAGGTGGCCTTGCTTCAGCGGCTATCTTCGCGTTCGCATTTTAAGGTAACAGACTATGTCTCTTCTACAAGGCTCATTAGCAGCATTACAAACAGGCCAGCAAACGTTCGCGAATCAATACGATAAAAATCGGCAGCGCGAGTCTTTAAAAATTGCCCGTGAGCAGCAAGACAACGCCAACGCAGACGCCTCCCGTATAGCGCGAAAGGATCAAGCACGATCTTTGGTTGGCAACATAAATGCGGCGATTGGCGTGGGCAACGAGTGGAATAAGACAGACGGATTAGCGTTACTCGAACAGCGCCCAGATATCGCTATTAGCATGTTTAATGGTGCTGATAGTGAAGAATACCGCAAGTTCACGAATGAAAAAGGTGAGACCGTAGGAGCTACTGTGGTATCGGTTCGGAAGAACGAAGACGGCTCCTACACACCAATGGTTGAGCGGTTTGACACTAAAGCGATAGTCCCCATGACTACTGGACGAAGCGCCGAAAACACCGACGTAGTAAAGCTCTCTCCAGAAGATGTTCAGAACACATTAAACGCACGTTACCAAGCGGCGATCACTGATGGCGGTTTAGAAAACACAAGCAGTTTTCTAGCTGTTGGATCGAGCATACAAGCAGTAAAGGCTAGAGAGGCAACACTAAAGCTGGCAGTTGAAAAAATCCAGAACCAAGACGAGCGTGCTCTGTTTTATCAGCAGGTGAATAGCATTGATATTGAAGAAGAAGGTGCGCTCGATGCACTCTTGGATATCTATAAAAGTGTTGGCGGAGATCCTGAAGCGCTAAAAACTGAAGGCCAGCAAAGAGCAGATGATTTGTTCTACGAAAAGGTCGAAGCCGAAGGTGGTTACCCTGACGGGTCACTCGCACAGAGACTTTTTGAAAACGGTGTGACTAGAGAGAAGTGGAATGCGCTTCCTCCCGAAGAGCAACAAAGGGTTGCTGATGGATTAGGCGACGGTCAGGCTATAGAAAACATGTGGGACAAGACTGTTGGCAAGTCAGCAGCAGGAGCGACGGACATCGTTATGAGCCCATTTGAAGCTGGGTCAGCGATTTGGGACGACTTTAAAAATAGTTTAGTTGGGCGAAAACTAGGTCTTTCTGAGCTTACGGATATACCAGAAAGCAACACAGACTATTCGTCAGGGACCCCCCTGGTAAGCAGGGAGGCAAGCGACGCTAACGCGCGAGCGATAAAAGCCTCAAGCAGTCCTATTACGGTTAACCGTGTGGATGCCATGTTCAACGGTACTCCTTCGAATACAGGGCCTGGCCGTGTGCCCAAAGGGACAAATGTTCAAGGCGCAGCCCCAACCCCAGCAGACCCAGTTATTAGCCCGCCCCCATTCGAGTTGACAGCCAACAATGTTCGCGAAGCTATTATGTCGAAAACTTCTGATCCAACAGACGAACAGAAAGCTCAAATAAAGAACCTCTTAAAAGCTAAGGGGATTGATACTGATGCTCAGCTTGAAGAGGCAATCAA